AGTAGGTATTTATGAAAAAACTAAAGCATTTGCTAAGTTAGCAAAAAAATATAGTATTGATAAAATGGAACGTGCTTATCAGCTAGAAGACCAAGTGTTTAGAATGGCAGTTTATATGGATAGACTGGATAAAGGGTTTTCTCAAGCTGACGCAGCCTTAGAAGCTAGAAAATGGTTTATTGATTATGATATTAATGCTCCTTTAATTAAAGCCTTAAAAAGAACCTTTGTACCTTTTGTAAGCTATACATATAGGGTTATACCTTTATTAGCAGAAGCAGCTACGCTACGTCCTCACAAGTTTGCAAAGTGGGCAGTTATTGGTCATGGTTTTAATCAAGGGTTTTCGTACATGACAGATGGCACGGATACTCAAGAAAAACTTGATAGACTTACTATGCGACCAGAACAAAATAAAAGATTGTTTGGAAGCACTCCTATTATTGGAGATTACATGCCATACACAACAATTAGAATTCCTTTTAATGATAAAGATGGTAATGCCCTATATTGGGATTATGCACGATGGGTTCCGGGTGGAGATATATTTGAACAAAGAGAATCAAAAGTACAGGTTCCCGGAGTTCCTAGCCCTTTACAACCGGGAGGTTTGTGGTGGGATGCTTTATCTAATTTTGTTTTTAAAGTAGACCCTTTTACTGGACAAAATTTAGAAGACCTTGGAATTGACGAAGACGACTATGGCGAGATTGCAAAACATTTTGGAAAAAGAATACCTCCAAATATTCATCTTATACCGGGAACCTTTGCTAATCAAAAATGGAGAAAATCAAAAGCTATTGAAAGAGGTGAAGAAGGTTCAGAGTACGTTAAAGAAACTACACCTTGGTTAGCTATAGCTTATGGACTAGGTTTAAAACTACGACCACAAAATCCTGACATAAATAGAGATTTAAGAGAAATGCTTTTTGGAAAAGAAATCTATGCTATTGAAGGAAAAATAAACAAAATGTATAAGGAAGCCGAAAAATTTGGGATGGAGTTTTTTGGTTCTCAAAAAGATTTTGATAAAGAACTAGAAAGTTTAGAAGAAGAACTAATTCGTGTAAATGCAGAGTATGAGCTTTGGCAAGAACAAGTAGCTGAACTAGACCTAGAGTTGTCTAAAGAATATAAAGGTCGAGAGAAAAAAGTGAAAGGTGGACTTGTTACAGGAATAGCAGATGTTCCGTTTACAAAAGAGGACCCTGCTACACGAATAAATGAAATAACTGGAGAACCTTTTAAAGAAGAGATGAATCGACTTGGGTTTTAATCAGAATGAAATACAACGACTACTTAAATCACTTAGAACACAGAGAAGGTAATGAAGAATGCGTATACCTTGACACACTTGGCAAGCCTACATGTGGTGTAGGGCACTTGTTAACTGAAAGAGAGCGTCAAGTCTATAAAGTTGGTGACAGAGTTTCTCAAGAACAGAGAGATGAATGGCTACAACAAGATGCTGCAATGGCATGGGAAGCTGCTGCTCAACAAATGCAAGAACTTGATATAGAAGATACAAACTTTATAATTGCACTAGGTTCAGTAAACTTTCAACTAGGTACACGATGGATGAACAAATTCCCATCAGCCTATAGAGCTTTAGCTAATAAAGACTACGATGAAGCAATCAGACAAGTCTCAACAGGTTCTGGTAGAAATGGACAATCTAAATGGAAAGAACAAACACCAGTAAGAGTTGAAGATTTCGTAATCGCTATTGACAAACTACGATAAGGATGCTATAATGATACTGTACTTAGAGGACCAACTCGAAGCTTGCTATCGGCAATACTGTCTACATCAAGTAAAACAAGATATGCCTTTCATGAGTCTAGATGATTTTAGGAACATGTTTGAAGACTTGATGGAAGTAATTTACAAAGACGAAGATTAATGGGAATCCCTTTTGAAATAATCACTATGATTGGTTCTACCTTATTAGGTGGGCTTATGAGTTTGTGGTCGCAGTCAATAAAAGCTAAACAAGCTAATCAAGCTATGCTAATGGAACGTGCTAAGTTCCAACAAAAATCTGTTAAAGATGCTAGAGAATATGAGAATGTAGGATTTCAATGGACCAGAAGAATCATAGCCCTCACAGCTATATTCTCTATAGTTGTATTCCCAAAAGTTGTCGCAGTATTTTTTCCAGAAGTCTCAGTAACTGTAGGATACACAGAGTTTAGACCGGGATTTTTATTCCTTCCGGAAAAAGAAGTAATGGAATGGAGACAAATGTATGGTCTAGTTATTACTCCGCTTGATACAAATTTAGTAGGGGCTATTGTTGGTATGTATTTTGGTGGAAGTTTAGTCAAAAAATAATAAGCATGGAAAAAACATTAAAAGACGTAATCGCAAACGGGCGATGGAATTGGTTCGGTCTAGGCGAAGACGAAGAAGGTTCTCAAGATGATAATTGTTATAAAGGATTATTTTGGGATTTAGAAACTAGAGAATTCCTAAGATGGAATGAATTTATTAAAAAGGAGTGTAAATCAACTGAAAGCAGTGACTGATGGTATCTGCGTTGTATGTATCGTTGGTTGGGTATACTTAGTAGTTTCGGGATACTACTATTTTTTCTAACCACTACTAAAACTAAGAAGTAATTTAAAGAACGCTATTGGTAGCTTCACAGGGAAATTGCACCTTAAAAATGGAGAGTCAGAATGGGAGATCAATATCATCCTTCAGGTAGGTTTGGAGGTGACATGGACAGAAACGAGGTTGAGATTGACCTCAATAAGTTCATGGCGTTGCTCCAAGAAAAGTCTGAATTAAAAGATAGAATCAGAGAACTTGAAGACGAAAAGAATGACAACCCTTATCAAAAGCTAATCTTTGTTGCAGAAGCTGTTGATAGTTGGAGAATTATTCCTAGAGCCTTTCTTGGTGTGTATATGTATCTATTATACTATACAACATTTTGGTTTATGGCTTTACCCGAACCTTCATTTGAGCAGTCAGGTTTAATATCTATTGTAGTTGGTGCGGGTGCAGCATGGTTTGGATTGTATACTAATACATCTAAAGGTAAATCAGATTTTTCTAAGGGAGGTAAATAGTGAGACAGGCATCACTACTTTTAACATTTATTTTATTAACAGGATTTTTACAAGCAGATCAGACAGGAGATTGTACGGCAGGTTCGCAGTATTGTGAGCAGAATAGTTTAGAGACTACTAACACTACGACTACAACTAACACAAACACGAATACAAATACTAATACAAATACTAATACTAACACAAATACAAATACTTCAACAAATACAAATACTAATACAAATACTAATACTAATACAAATACAAATACTAGCACGAATACGAACAGCAATACGAATGTAAATACAAATACATCTACTGCTACTAATCAGAACACTAACGTAAATACTAATACTTCGACTAGTACAGTAAACTCTAGCGTAGATCAGAATGTAACTAACACGACAACAAGCACATCAAATAACACAAACACTAATATAAATACATCAAACTCGACTAGTACAACAAACAATACAAATGTAAATCAATCCACATCAGAATCAAATGTTACAACAGATAATACAAACACTAACACTAACAACAACAATAGTGTTTCTGATAATACTAATAGAAACATTAATCAGTCTACTTCTACACAAAATATAAATCAGAATGTTAAAACTAAAGCTCCTCCCGCTTCTGCTATTGCTCCTAGTATCATGTCTTATTCACAGGACTTATGTACAACAGGAGTATCAGGGGCTTTTCAAGGGCAGATATTTGGTATCTCAGGTGGGAAGGCCGTACGTGACGAAAACTGTGAACGTCTAAAGTTATCGAAATATCTATATGATACTGGAATGAAAGTAGCTTCGGTATCTATTTTGTGTCAAGATCCACGAGTATTCAGAGCAATGGAGATGGCAGGAACTCCTTGTCCGTATCAAGGTAAGATCGGTAAAGAAGCTGCTAAGTCTTGGCAAGAAAATAAAAAGGATAGACCAGATTACGACCAATTAGAAGAAAACTATATTAAACATTGCAAGACA